GTCAGCGCCTTTGCCAACCATCGACATGTTTCCATTAAATGTTTTCCATGCAGCGCTGGAAGAATTTAACTCTGACACCATACCACCAATACTGGATGTGACAGCACCAAATGCCTTTTGCCCAATTCCGGCCATGATCCCGAACCCTATTCCACTCGTGAGCGTGCTTTTTAAATTGCTTACGGTACCCATTGCAGATTTGAAAGCAGACGTAAATCCTCTATCCTGTGCAGATAATATTGCCTTTACTGAATAACTTTCTGCCATGCCATCACTCTCCTTTCATCATCCTGCCGATTATGTCTAATCTTTCATTTTTCTTCTTGCGGCTCTTTATGCGATCCACTTCTTTTTCGTAATCAAAGAATTTTCTGAATCTCTGATACACTGGTTTCGACCTATTCTTTCCAACCTTTTTCTCTGCTTTTACAGCAAAATTTAAGAATGCCTGCAGATGATTTCGGTAGTCCCTGTCTACTTCTCTTAGCTGCACAGCCTCCATGAGCAGGGTGTATTCTGGAATTGTCAACCTATCCACTTCTTCAAAGCTTTTAAAGCCAAGATATCGGAAACAATTCAACGCCGCCTCTCTGTAGGATTCTTCAAAATCTACATCATCAACTCTCTCTTCTTCGCTTCTTCCTCTTCCATTCTCTGTTTCTCTTTCTCCACAGCGTCCACAATCTCTTTTGTAGCTTTTTTCGTAGCATTGGCACTCTTCAAGAAACCCATTACTGTTTCTGTAAGCTCATCAATATCTGTGTCCTCATCGTCGATATACTCATCCAAAAGGCCTCTTGTCACTCTCGGATTCTGCCCTTTATTCGCAACATCAAGAATGTTTACCAATGCATCCGGATCACCATTTATTAAGTTCATAAGCGCATACCGGAATCCTACGTCTTTTTTTACTCCCGGCAATCCATCCACAGGCATATTCGTCTGCTTGTTGATTTCTCTCAAAAATCCCATTCCAAAGTTAAACTGGTACACCTGTCCGTTAATTGTTAATTCCATCATTTTTTATTCCTCCATTAAAAAGAGAGCGGTCTTGCCGCCCTCTATGTACATGATCTATTCTTTTCCTACTTTTGCCTTTCCTACTTTACCTCTGCCGATTAAGGCTACATCGTCAGAGGGCATTATTCCCCCTCTTTCACGCTGTCCTTAAACACGTAATTCGCGATTTCCTGCTGCTGCGTTGTCACGGTTACATCTCCGCGTTTACCTGATCCGTTGATGCCAAAAGTAAGGGATACTTCCACATTCTCATCTGCAGAAGACGTGACCTCAACTTCTGTGAGATATCCTTGGAAATACATTCCCTTAAATTTATTCGGACCCGCTTCCGCTGCTTCTTCAAGGTTTACTTCCCAAATTTCAAGAAGTTTATCGGAATCCATAGCGTCCTCAAGTTCTGTGATCAATTTATCGCCTTTTGCCAAAACAGCAGTGGCTGTAATTTCTGTCTCCGCAGCTCCTGGTGTACGGATTGTACCGTCTTTCGTTGCAGTAGAATCTGCATCCTTACTCTTGGTTCTTCCATTCTCCGTTGTAAACGCAAGATTCTTTGCTGCTTCCTGTTTCGCTTTTTCTGCAAGGCGGTACAAATATACAATTTTCTTGCCAGATACCGCCTCTGCAAATAACTGTAATCCTGTCTCAAACATGCTTTTTCTCCTCTCTAACTAAAACTAAATTCTATTTCTAGCAACCCATGTAAAAGAGGCTGCTTTGTTGTTGTGTCCGGTAAAATTCTTTGATTTACATTCCGGACATTCCATGCAAAATTTTCGGTATGATCCATTCTTCTGCACACATTTTTAATCGCCAGCAACATTTTTGACACCGTTCCCCTCTGTCTTGGATTGTTGTGCCAGACGTGAATGGTCTGATACACATTGCCAAACACAGCCGTTTTATTGGCATCGTCCGTCTGCTGGCTATCTGCAAGATAAACAAAAGGATACGGCGTACCATCCGGCGGTAAGAAGCCGTCGTATACGTCATATCCTATTTTTTTGATCTCTGTAAGTAATTCTGTAAATAATTCTGTAAATAATTCTTGCTGTGGATCCATGTCTCACCTCACAAGCTTTTGTAAATCTTTTTCAAACTGTTTCTTCTGCTCCTCAAATGCGGGTTTTAAATAGGGTTGGGCTTCCATCTTACGAGTGCCTAATTCTACATAAGCAGCATACTCTGCCTTCGGTTCCACAGTAGCCTTCAGTCCATTCGGAGATATTTCTAAATCTATACTCCGTTTCAAATTCCCTGTCGGCTTTTTGAATACCATGCCTTTTCCTTCTTCCCATGCGTAATGCCCTTTGAATACTGCGTTTCTTTTCGCCCTTGATTCCATCTCAGAGCCGTTCAATTTTACGGTGCTCTTGACCGCACTCATATCCATTCGCTTTCTTAAGCCTTTATTCAGCTTTGCGATTCCCTCAAATTTAATTTCTGCCACTTTGCACCTCCGATACTACAAACACGTGCTTTGTTCGCAGTTTTCGTTCAAAATCCACTCTGTATAAGGCGTTGCCTATCCGGATACAATCAAACGACTTTTTGTAATGCGTCTGTAGCCGCACCGTCTTGCTTCCCTGATTTATGGATCCATATACAAGGTTCATTGTCTCTGTGCCGGTATCTGTCACACTGGCGTGTCTTTTCTCTTCTGATACTGTATCATCTCTATAATCCCCGGTAGCTTCGTCATACTCCCCAGGTACGATCGACTGAAAGAAAACTTCTGTATCGCATCTCAAATAAATCTCACCCTTCCTCGTTTTGATTCTTTTTGTGAGTCAAGAAAAGCCTGTATCTCATTCATAAATCCATCAAAATCATTGTCATTGTAGGACATATTCTCTCCCTCAACATTGTGTGATGACATACCCTCGGAACCCAACCGATTGAACCGGATCACTGCCACTTCCACGACAATGTGATTCATTTCTTGCGGTACTTCAATTCCTCCGAGCAGGAGCTTTAGTCGCCCCTGCACAGATCTGAGTATCAACTCCAGTTTCTGATCAAGAGAATCATCCTCGATTCCAAGAAGTTTTTTTAAATCATCCAGCATTCAATTTCAACTCCTTACGAATTCGCCATGATACCCTGTTTTTTCATTTCAGCAAGAATTGCATTGATTTTATTTTTTAAATCAGCCCCTGTTTCTGTGGACAAATCTGCAATCAAAGACATCTGTTTCACACCGCCAAGCGTTGTCTTGTTTGCTGCTGGAAGAGTGTAACTTGTTCCAGCAGGTCCCTGCGCACCCGGATCGCCTTTTTCGCCTTTTGGTCCTGCTGGTCCTGCTGGTCCAATCTGCTCATTCTTCACGCCCTGCTCTAACTTATTCAGTTTCTCCGCTGTAATAACGTCATTATTCCATGTAGTTGGTGTATATGCCATTTTTAATACCTCCATTATACTATTTTACTTTTCCTACTTTTGCCTTTCCGACTTTCCCCCTGCCTACCAAGGCGAGGTCTTCAGGGGGTGCTATTCCCCCACCGACACTTTAACTACAGCTTTCTTGTTGTCATTCGGAATAAATTCTCCAGCCTTACCAGCTCCCTGCAAAGCTACACCGTCAAAATCCTCGGATTCGATCGTTCTCGCTGTGTTAATTCCAGTAAATGCTTTTGCAACTCCGGCAATATATGCATAGGCACATTCTTTGGACTTGAAGAGCTCATCCGGAATCTCCTCTACAAGGAATCCCTTGAACTTCACAACCTCATTGCCATCAATGTTTACAGTGGAGTTTTTAGCAGTCGTATTCAAAGGATGATCCACGACGGCATTGTACAGATCGGAACAAACCTTAATTTTTTTCGTTCCAACTGCTTCGATGTTATTAAAATACTTAGACAGCTCATTAAACAGCTTTAATACATTGTCTGCCGTATAATCAGTAACACTTAAAGTTTTTCCTGCAGATGTGGAAATAAATTTTCCGTGCTGCTTGTTAAACTTCTTTGTCTTAGCCCTCGCCT